ACTTTACGTCTCAGAACATTCTCGTGCTCGGCGCGGGAGAACTTGGCCTTCCGGTACTCCGTAATCTTGCACGCAAAGCCAAAGACGTTGATGGTTCCAAGATCAGTGTGCTTCTGCGCGCCAATGCCGTGGAATCCTCCGAGCCCGCCAAGCAGCGGGATATTGCGGAGATTCGAAGCCTCGGCATCGAGATCGTCCTGGGCGATTTGGTGAAAAGCTCCATTGATGAGCTTGCCGTGGTTTTCGCACGCTACGACACTGTGATTGGCTGCGCGGGTTATGCCGCCGGCATCAACACGCCGATGAAGCTGGCGCGAGCAGCGTTGCAGTCAGGCATCCCCCGGTACTTCCCCTGGCAGTTCGGTGTGGATTTCGACGTGATCGGCCGCGGCGGCCCGCAGGACATTTTCGACGCACAGATCGACGTGCGCGAACTCCTGCGGAGCCAGGACCAGACAGAGTGGGTCATCATCTCCACCGGCATGTTCATGAGCTACCTGTTTGAGCCTGAGTTCGGCGTCGTTGACTTGCAGAACGATGCCGTCCACGCTCTGGGCAGCTTTGACACCGCCGTGACGTTGACCACTCCCGACGATATCGGCGCGCTCACAGCTGAAGTGGTGTTTGCACAACCGCGCATCCGCAACGAGATTGTGTATCTGGCCGGCGACACTGTAACGTAC